GCTGATGGCTCCTTGTATGGCAATGGTATGATTGAATTTTTGAGATCCCCGCCTGGGACATCGATGTCTCTGAACTCACCAGGATTAAGAGGCTCGTCATCATTACGAATACGAACACCCCTCGCTTTGAAACCTGCTGGAAGATTTGATAAAGTACCTGCATCTATTAACTGCCTTAATATTGATGTGGCTGCACGAGACAAACCACCGATTGTATGTAATAATCCGAAACCATAAAATCCAAAACCTGGTAAAAATTTAAAATGTACAAAGTATTGCCTCTTTCTTTTTAACGGATCTTGCTCTCTAAAGTTTCTAACCACTGATAAAACTTCGCCAGAATTTTGATCAATGGTAACAATATAAGGGAGCATAATACCCGAAGGCTGCCCTTGAACATCCATATCTTCAAAACCCTCCAAGTCCAAATCAACATGGATTTCAAGTAAGGTGTAACTATCATCTGAATAATTTGGATATAATCCTTGAAGCTCGTTAGTTGTTTCTTGGATAGCTCCTTCATCTTCTCCAGTGTCCGTAGTAGATAACTCCACATCTTTGTATACTCCAGCGACTTGTAACTTACGAATTTCATTATAACTCATTCGTACCATGTGTGTCACTCTTTCCGCTGTTCTTATATCAGAGGCAGAGTAAGGAACAATTAAATCTTCGGCTGGTACAAACTTAGATACAGCTCTTTGTTTGGTCGGATCAAAGTAAACTTTCTTAAAAGTAGAACCAGTCAACGGTAGATAAAATAACATCTGATCTGTGTCTTGGTCGTACTCTTCCATAACTTCCATAATCTGAAAGTTCATGTAATCTTTTATTCTTTGTGCTTGGTCTTCTGTTTGTTTTGTTGGTACGCCAAGTATCTGTGTTTTTACTGGGCCGCCACTTGGTAACATTTCTTTATATGCTTGTGCTTGAAACTGTGTGGTAGCTTCTGACAATAACGGATGTGTTACACCACTTGCACCAAGAAACGGATCACTTCGGTCTTCATAATTTATACCGAGTAAATTAAGTCCTTTGGCAATGGCTTCTTCCCAGTCGGATCTTGATTCTAAATCTTCTTTAACTTTAGCTTGTAGTTCTGAAGCAAGAGAAGCTAACGCTCCTTCTTCCATAACCTCTGCAAGATTAGCATTGTGAATATATTGTTCTGTAACAACTGGTGCTTCTTCGCCTGTGTCTAGTTCTATACCCAAAGGCAACTCTGGTGCTTCATCTAAATCTATTCTTAAACTATCTGTTTCTGGACTAACACCAGGTCCACCAGCACCTAGTGCTTGGTCTACCATCGGAGATATTGTTTCTTCTGCCATTACGCTACCTTTCTGAATTTACTTAGTATACCACCTTTTGCAAATCTTGGTATCTTAAAATCTGAGTTAATTTTTGTTAAGTCAATGATTCTAAATTTTGTTTTATCAATGTCGCCTGGTAAATCTCTCACTGGTTGATTGTTCATGTCACGACCTGGTCTTGATCCTATTCTTTGTGCTTGTACCCCACGAGCTCCACCCATCGTTGGTATTCTTGTGCCAAAGAACTCATCAGATGTAAAATAGCCATTGCCAAAATTCTTTTTTAAAATATTAGTTAATGGATCTCCAGCAGAGGAATTAAAATTTAAACCAGTTTTACCCCCTCCACCTCTAGGATGTTGATAATCTCTTAATTTTGGAAAGACAACAAATTTTTTACCGTCTTTAATAGCTTGTTTGACAATAGAATTAACTGCCAACTCGATAGCTTGATTTGTATTTTGAAAAGACGGATTCATTGCAAGTTGTTTTCTACCCTCTGCATGAGGTATAATTTTAGTAAGAGCTTCTTTGACTTCATCTGGCATGGCATCACCATACTGATTAATAATATTTACTATCGCATTTCTCTGTTCAAGAGGTCGTAACTCTTGTTTTATTTTATCGTATTCTACTTGCTTATTTTTTATTACGTTAGTTAACTGAAGGTCTTCTTTCTTCAACGCATCATACTCTTCTTGTTTTGCTAACCTTTGTAAAATAGGATTATTGTCATTACTAAAAACTTGAAACTGATTTCTAAAACCACCCCCTCTTACAAAGTTTTCCCTATCTTTTACAGAAATGTTTTGATAGGCAACTTCTAAATTACCTTTTCCAAAACCAAGACCAAAAGGTCTCTTTACTGGTGTGAATGTAAGGTCTACGATATTTCTACGACTTGTAGAAGATTTACGTTCTCTGTTAAATGCGTCTGGCATTGATGTTGCTCTAGTTCCAGTATATTCAGCAACTGGAATACTGTTATATTTTTTTAAATGGTCATCAACTGTTTGATTAACAATTCTTTTAATTATGTCAGCACCTTTACCCACTGGTTGTATATCCTCTAACTTTGTACCAACATCATTAAATTCTATTTCTGCATCAGTTAAAAAATCCTCATATACTTTTTTTACTTCATCATTAAAAGCAGGATTTGTTTCTATACTGTCTCCTCTGGCTCTTTTTTCTATATCTGAAAGTCTTGCTTTATAATCTTGGATATTTTGTTTTCCTATGTTTTTAAGAAACTCTTCGTCTTGTATAATGTTCATTGTGATTCGGTCTCTCAAAACATTTCTTTCTAATGTGTCTCCATAATTTTTTAAAGCATCTTTGAAAAATTTTTTAGCGTTTTCTCCTTTTGTAAAATATAAGGGATCGTCTAATATTTTTGCTTTTACATAATCACCATATTCAATCCTATTGTTATTAAACATCTCAAATCTATGTTTTTTACCCGCCATTCTTTCATCAAAAAAATCTTGTGTCTCCGATAATGGTTTATTTAAATTAAATGATTCTGGATCAAACTTTCCAGTTTTGATTAAATTCTCTAATGTTTTAAAATGATCTTTTATCATGTCTTCATTTACAAGAAAGCCTGTTTTTCCAGACTGCATAAAATCAAGAAAAGGATTATTTGAACTATCGCCTCTAATTTTCATGTTTTGATTTGATTTAGTAACAAACTCGTCATTAATGTCTCTAAACCTAAAAGCTGTCTGTCCTGTTTTTCTGTCTGTTTTAACTGGTGTGTTTTTAGCATAAAATGTTTTCACACGGAGTGGATCAAAGTTTTGGTCTAGACTAGAACTTCCTAAAAACCTGGCAATAGACAAAGGCATCTTAACACCTTCTAAATCTAACATTTCAGGCGATTCAAAAAAAGGATCAATAGCTTCATACGGTCTGTCTTCTGCACCAGATATTCTTTGCATATCAAGATTATCAAATAAAAGTTTTGTCCCTTTTTGTTCCGCGGCTGTTGTATCTGAGAAAACTTGTGCTTTCTTGTCCTCAACTACAGATAAAATACTATTTTTATCATCAAACCATCTGTTTAAATAATCTTGATTATTTCTATAGTTTTCAAAAGTGGTGGTGTTTTTGATTAAATCTTCATCTAATGCAAATCCTTTTCTTTTTACTACGCTTAAATTTCTATTTAGGTCATATCGATTTTTTTCCAATGCCTTTATTTCGTCATCTAAATCTGATGCTTTTTTTCTAAGCTCATCTCTTCTAGTTCTAAAGTCAGATAACTTGCCACCTTTTTGTTTGTCAATTTTCAATGCTTGTTGAACCGACATCAAATCTTCATTTAAAACAATTCCTTTTACGTCAACTTGTTTTCTTAATGCTGTAATTTGATCGATAATAAGTTGTTTTTCATCGTTACTCAACCCTGGTTCATTTAAGCGTTGTCGCAACTGTGTTATTTTATTATTGATATTAGCTGTCTCTGATGCTGATCTTAATTCATTTGCTTTAAATCTAGCACTATTAAACTGTAATTCATGTATTACTCTTGAGGGTTCTAAGTTTGTACCATCAACACTACCAAACGTATCAAACATTCTCGCATGTCCATCATATCCTTTGATTGCTCCGTAACCATGATCAGTATAAGAATTTTTTAATTGATTTATGTTGTCCGTGTCTCCAGCATCTTTCAAAAAATTCTCTAAAGTTTTTAAATTACTTCTCACTTCTGGTGGGTCAAGTCCATCTAACTTTATTTCGTCTGCTCCTATTAACGAGTTTCCTCTTTCTCCTCGACCAAATATGAGATGGACATTGTCTGTAGCAACTGTGCCAAAGGTTCCATCTCCATTATCAATACCAGGGCCTGGATCAATTCTTTGTGGTGTTATATTGTTCATGGCATTGTTAGTTAAACGAGACTCTAAATTTTTTTCACTGATAAGATCTTGTATTCTCTGTTGCTCTATAGAAGTTGTTGCGTTTGTTTTCTGTGCTTCTAAAGCAACTAGCTCTGCTTGTATTTTAGCTTTATCTGTAGCTTTGTATGTCTTGGCTGTTATCTCTGGTGAGAACTGTGAAGCTATGTTGTATAGTTTTGATTGTCCAGATTCTTTACTAAATACCTCATCTCGGTTTAATTCAAGATAACGGATAAGCCCGACTTCTTTTGCTTCCTTATAAAGTCTGTTGTTTTTCTTACCTGGTAGAGTTAAAAACGTCAGTAAAATCTCCTCACCTGTAGGATTATCAGCAAAATTAATGCCTGTAGTTACTTCTTTTGTGCTAGTAAATATTTTGTTTCCTTGTGCATCTAGTTTTGGTCTAGACGCTCTTTTACCTTTGTCTGTAACAAAACTTTCCATTTGAGGTTGACCTACTCCTTGCAGTTCTGTTCTAGAAAGTACCTGTGCCTATTTTTTCTATTTCATTTAATAAATTAGAAAAAATTTCTCCATCTTTACTTAAAACAGAACCTTTTTTAATCTCAGTTTCTGGTTTTAAGAAAGCATCATCGTCCATGCGTCTTGCTTGTTTTGGCATAGGTGTTGGCGTGATTGCTCCACTTCCGTCATCTGCTCTTGTCATCAGTAGTTGTTCACCTGTTCCCATAGGAACTTTGCCTGCACCTGCTCCAGCCAATGCAAGTTGTTGATCTCCAAAACTACCGATCCCACCCTCTGGTGGCTTTTTTAATCTCGCTGCTAATCTTGCCGAGGCTATCGCTTTAGTTAACAATGCACCAGGAGCCAAGAGACGGCCTGCACTTTCCAAGTTTTCGTCTTTACCAAAGTTCTCAAAAGAAAACTCTGGGAACTCCTCACCCATAAATCTTTTTGCAAGTGCCTCAGAACCTATCGTATCAATTAAACTTTGTATACCTTCAGGCGTTTGACCATAACGAACATCATAGTACAAACCAAGTAGGTCTGCTGGCAGACCCAAAATGTCTGCTGTTTCACCGACCAGTAACCCTTTACCAAGTCTTTTAAAATCATCAAGTGTCTTTGCTAGACTCTGTGGTTTTGGGCCGCCTTGAAAATAAGGTTCTGCCATTAAGTAATCCTTGTTGTTCTTTTCTTCTCTGGTAGCATAATATCTGAAAAACGATTTGTCACGGTATATCCACCAGTTTTTCTATACTGTGATCTTAATGTGCCGTCTTTTCTATACATCTTATCTATTTGTTCTTTTTCCAGTTTTCTTATTGCTTTTAATGCGTCTGCTTTTTCTTTTCTCGTTTTTGCATTTGCATAACGATTAAACGCTATTATTCTTCTTCCACCATCACCTAATAACATTAAAACACTCCTTTGAATGTTCCACCACGACCTCGCATAACACCACCCATAGCTTTCTTAAATAAATCCAGTTGTTTTACTTTTGGTTTTATCTTTTTTCTTGGCGAATACTCTGTAGGCTTTCGCTTATAGTAATATTTTCCAGGCGTTGGTTGTCCACGCTTCTCCAACTCTCTGTACGTTCTTCTTCTATCTGCTTCGTCTGACATACCGCCTCCATACGCTTTTTTAATTAATAGTTTTTCTTGTATCTGTATTACTCCGTCTTCTTTACTTGAACCTGGTAGTTTTATTTTTTTTGGCAACACTATTTTTCTTTTTGGTGCGTCTTCTTTTTTTATCATTCTTTCTTTTTTAGCAGGACGACCTACAGCTCTAGGTGGACCTTGTATCGGTTTACGCCCAGGCTTTTTCTTCTCCTTTTTCTTTGCAAAAGGATGTGGAGTATCTACACCTAAAGTCTTTGTAAATTTTCCCTTTGGTCTACCTGCCATTAGTAATATTCCCTTCTTGATCGAGGATACCAATCTTCCCCTTCGTCTTCTCCGTCCAGTGAGATAAACCCACCTTGTCTAAATCTCATAACTGCCATTGTCATACTATCACAATAGTCATCATGGTCGCCATTTGGAAAAGATGCAACCTCTTCTATTACATCCTCTGCAAACTTCTCTCCACTAGGATACCACACTTTTCCAGATTCGAAAATAGGAGAAACAATGTGCATCCTTGTCGTTTTATCTAAGTTACCCCCTTTGCGTCTGCCTGGACTAAAAGTTAAAACTGGTAAATTCATCATTCTCAGTTCGTCTGCCAAGGGTTGACCACTCGCTTTTGCTTCGATAAGCATCATATCTGGTTCCCAATATTCGTTTTCTTCTATCGCAATCTCCTTCAACTCTGGGAAACTCCAGCGCCCTTTCTTCGCATCAAGCATAATTAAATGCTGTTGTCCGTTGGCTTTTGGCTCAAATACACCCCAAGTTGTAATGGCAGAATAGTCTGCCGTCTCTTTTTTACTGTATGCCGTATCATAAGACTGCAAAATGTAATCTAACTTCGGCACTTCTGATTCTTCCCACGGAGTCCACCACTCCCTTTTGATCATGGCAGTTTCTTCAGATGTAGGATTCTGTTGCCACTGAGCGTTCCATTTCATAGGAGACAATGACGCTTTGACTTTTAACAACTCGTCCTTGTTCCAAAACTCGGGCCACAAGATCTTATCATTCGGTAAAATAGCTGGGAACTCTACAATATCCCATTGGTCAGACATGGTATCCTTTGCCATAGCCTGGACTAATCTGCCCGTGAGGTCTTTCTTTGACCATCTTGTTTGCACAATGATGATGGTTCCCCCAGGTTGTAATCTCTGTCTCGGACCCGATGTGTACCACTCGTAGGTATTATCATAAGCAACCGAGGACAGTGCATCTTGTTCCGAGTGTGGATCATCAATAATCAATAAGTCTGCACCACGACCAGTCATCGCCGCACCAACGCCAGCTGCAAAATAC